TAAATACGCGTTAGAAGCCATTAAAGCGTGTAATAATGTGGATGTGATAACATTTAAGGAGTGGTGTATTATAAACAATTGCAAACCAATGTCACTGACATTTGAATTGGGCTATCCGAGAAATGATGCGTGTAAACAAGGTGTGGAGGCCAAACGACCACCGTGGCATTGTTGTTTTTGGAAAACTAAACTTGTTCAACAATTCAGGTTTCCAGATTCAATGTATGGTGAGGATTGGGAATGGGCAGTTCAATGCAATGGGGTAGCAAAAACATCACATCACATTGATAAGTATATGAGGGCATATATATACGATGATAATGTGACGGAAGCCGTGTACAATTAATATAAATGAAAGAGAATAACATGAGTAAAAGTGTGTTAGTATGTGGTGCTGGTGGTTTTATTGGGAATCATTTGGTAAAAAGATTAAAAGAAGAAAATTATTTTGTTGTTGGTGTTGATATTAAACCACCAGAATTTTCAAATACTTGTGCTGATGATTTTATAAAATGTGATTTACGCTCACAGAAAAATTGCATTGATATTTTTTCTAAGTACCCGCATTTTGATGAATTGTATCAATTGGCCGCAGACATGGGTGGTGCGGGTTATATATTTTCTGGTGATAATGATGCAAATTTGATGAATAATTCTGTACAGATAAATATAAATATTGCGTCGTTGTTCAGGTGCTATGATAAAGTGTTTTATTCATCCTCTGCATGTGTATATCCAGAGTTTAACCAAGTGGATAAAGACAACCCAACAACATCAGAGCATAGTGCATATCCTGCAAACCCAGACTCTGAATATGGCTGGGAAAAATTATTTTCTGAGAGGCTATATAGGGCATATGCTAGAAATCATGGTGTTAATGTTAGAATTGCCCGTTTTCATAACATATACGGCACAGAAGGTTCGTGGAATAATGGAAAAGAAAAAGCCCCTGCGGCCATTGCCCGTAAAGTTTCTGAGGTATGCAATGGAATCAATGATACTGTTGAGATATGGGGAAATGGGGAGCAGACTCGATCATTTTTATATATTGATGAGTGTTTAGAGGGTATTCGTAGGCTGGTGTGTTCAGAATGCTCGGAACCATTGAATATTGGATCGAATGAGATGATTTCTATTAATGGTTTAGCGAAGATGACTATGGATATTGCAAACATGGAATGCGATATCGTTCATGTAGATGGCCCGTTGGGTGTAAATGGTAGAACTTCTGACAATAATTTAATATTGAAAACCCTTAGTTGGGAGCCTTCTTATCCATTACATCGTGGTATGACATTAACATATGATTGGATTAATGGGGAAGTTATAAAAAATAAAATTTAATTTGGCGATTAAATGCTAAATACTTCTGTAGTCTAAATTATATTGTGTTTGGGGAAAAAATATGCCTGTTGTACCAGAAAAAGTGTGTTTACCAGAAAAAATTAAAATATCTGCAATAAATACGGGGTTTATTGAAATACCAGACACAATCAGTATGAATCTATATGTACAGGGCTGTAAGCTTCGCTGTAAAAATTGCCAAAATGTAGAATTGCAACCATTTGAAGGTGGACACTATGTTGACAGTAACGAATTTCATGCTTTGCTTTCAGAAAACATTTTATGTGAATGGGTAGTATGGCTTGGGGGTGATGCTGTTTATCAGCCAGATGCCCTCAAAGCATTTAATAAAATTGCAAAATCCATGAATTATAACGTGTGTCTGTACACTGGTCTATATAAAGACGATTTAGATGCTTCATTAATACAAGACGTTGATTTATTAATTGATGGGCCGTATGATGAAAATCATGGTGGTGTTAAAGACGACGCCACCAATCAAAAAGTTTATGTAAAAAAAGATGGAAATTGGCAGAACATACTGTATACTGACATTTCCAATTACTTGAGAAAGGTATAATTGTTATGGGCTTAAAAATTAAACAATCATTTGATAGCAGATTTGTTAAAAAAATTCATGATCTTCAAGAAGAATATGGGTTGGAATTATTTGAATTGGATGGCATTGGGCCAAATTCGTTAGATATTTGCCATTTCTCGGATAAATTTTTCTCTGATAAAACTAATATTGCAGATGTTTCAATTGATGCTAATGCTAATGTTGACGATTCCTCTGTATTGTCGTTTGAATATGAATACAATAAAGGTATTCAAAAACTTAATGGTTATTATGAGATTTGGAAGCGTATGGCCGACAATCCAGAATATGGTGTTAAACGTGCCAACAAGATGCTTGAGCATTGTATTACTGGGGTTCTAAAGATTCATGATCAGCATATGATCCACAAGCCATATTGCTATGCGTTTTCACTACAACCACTGTGTACAAAGGGCATGCCTTTTATTAAAAAGGTTAAAATTAAAAAACCCAAACATTTGTCTTCATTTGTTAATTTGGTTATTCAATTTACAGCTTATGCCAGTAATCAACTTGCTGGTGCGTCTGCATTCCCAGATTTTTTTGTATACTTCGATTGGTATGCAAGAAAAGATTTTGGGAACAATTATATGGAAGATGAAGGTGCTACTAAACAAGTATTGCAAAATCTCCAATCTCTGGTGTGGTCATGGAATTTTCCATATCGTGGAAGTCAGAGTGCCTTTGTAAATTTGAACATTTATGATACACATTTCTTGAAGGATTTGTTTGATAATACTATTTATCCTGACAATTCGACACCAGATTTTGAATCAATTGAAAAATTGCAGAAATTGTATGCACGGTGGTTTGTTGATATTTCAAAAGAACAGACATTCACATTCCCAGTGAATACCGCAACATTTTATAAAGATGAAAACGGTGATATTCTGGATAATGATTTCTTAGAGTACATCTCGGAATTGAATTGTTATAATGGAGTATTTAACATATTTACTGGAGAGTTGGGTGTATTAAGTAGTTGCTGTCGTTTGCGCAATGACTCGTCACAGACAGAGTATATGAATTCGTTTGGTGCTGGTGGTGTTTCTATTGGAAGTCACCGCGTTGTTACCCTAAACCTACCTCACATTGGTTTTCAAGCAGAAGATGATGCAGATTATATGTCCAAATTGGAATTGTATACAAAGTACGCACACTACATTCTGGATGTTCAGCGTGAAATTCTAGTAGAAAACATAAGGAACAAAAAATTGCCACTATATACCCATGAATTCATGTTTTTACAAAAACAGTTTTCAACTCTTGGTTTTATTGGTATAAATGAAGCATGTGAAATTCAGGGGTATTCCATTATTGAGGATTCTGGGCGTGTATTTGCGCGTGGTATTCTTGATAAGATGAATTCAATGAATGATCAAGCATCCAAAAAAGATGGCCGTATTCGTAATATTGAACAGATTCCAGGAGAATCTGCGGCATCTATGTTTGCATTGAAAGATAAATTGCAATTTAATAATCAGCCATATGATATGTATGCAAATCAATATATCCCACTGTGGAAAAATGTGGATATTCAAGACCGCATTAAAACACAGGGGGAGTTTGATAGCCTATGTAGTGGTGGTGCTATTTGCCATTTGAATTGTACAGACAGCATAACACCTAACCAAATGAAGAAACTCATCGTAACAGCCGCCAAAGCTGGTTGTATCTACTATGCAGTTAACATGAATATGTGTCGTTGTAATATTTGTGATAAATTGTATATTGGCAACTTTGAAAAGTCTCCATGCCATGATTCTGCGGTGACGCATTATATACGGGTTGTTGGATTTTTAACCCCCGTTGAAAATTGGACTCCACCAAGACGGAATGAGTACAAACTTCGACAATTCTATAACCGCAACAACTTTGCAATTGATGCCGAAGTTGTTGCATAATTGGACAATATATAATATATGAAGCATATTGAGTTTGAAAAATTGTGCCTGCAAAACTTTTTGTCGGTAGGGTCTGACCCACTCGTTATTGATATAACGAGTGGGATAAATATAATCAACGGAGAAAACAAGGATAAAGAGGATAGTAAGAATGGTGTTGGAAAATCCACTATTATCGATGCCTTGTTTTTTGGCCTATTCGGCAAAACGTTGCGTGATTTGAATAATAATTTTATAATAAACTATTTCAATAAGAAAAAGTGTATTGTTCAATTGTATTTTAATGTTGAAGAGAATGGTGTTAAAACATTCTATAAAATAACACGTGGGCTGAAACCAGCAAAGCTTATTTTTGAAAAATCTGACAATGACACGGGTAAAATGGTTGCATTGTCTCAAACTAAACCCGAAACAAACAAAGACATATTGAAAAGAACGGGGTTTACATATGAAGCTTTTTTATATGATACTGTTAATGACTTTAACAATACCGTTCCGTTTTTAGCACAAAAAGGTATTGCAAAACGAAAGTTTATTGAAAATATTTTCAATTTAGGTGTTTTCAGTGAACTATTAAAAACAATATCTAAGGATTTCAATGCGTCAAATAAAGATTTGACTATAGCTGAAAATGTCCTTGAAGAATTGGAGAAAAATATTGCAGATGTTAATACTCAGAAAAAAAGCTTAGATGAAAAAATAAAAACACAAAAGGCTGAGTATGAAGAAAAGAAAAAATTTATTGTTACACAGATCAAATCCTTAAAAGCATCTATTTCAAAGATTGATGACTCCGAAATTTGTGGGTTGAAGTCTAAAAAAGAGTTGCTTGTTGGAAAACTAGAAAAGTTTGACGATAAGAGAGACAGTGTTGTTTCAAAAAAGTATGAAGTTAAAAGTGAACACGGTTCAGCATTAAAAATCATAAAAAAATTGGAAACAACACCAAATATCTGTGTTGAGTGTGGTAGGAAGTTCTCAGACACGGATAAAGATAAAATTTCTAGTAAGATTGCTGACTTAAATGACAAGATAACCACATTTAATGCAAAAATGGAAGTTATTGATAAGAATTTGGGAATACTAGATAAAAATAAAAAGACCTTTAATGCCGCGTTAACAAAAATTAATACCGATCTAAATGATATCAACACCTTAAAGATTAATAATAAGAACACTATTGCACGAATCAAAACACTTAAAGACAGGTATGATGATTTGAATGCCAGCATCAATAACTTGGATAACAATAATAATTTTGATGAATTAATTAAAAATTTAAAAAATAAGATCAAAACATCAAATGATAGTATTGAGTTATTGAATACTAACTTAAATATATATGAATTATCAAAATTTGTTGTTTCTGAGGATGGTGCTAAAAGCTATTTGATAAATAAATTATTGCATATACTGAATGGTAAAATTTCACATTATTTGGGGATGATGAACTCCAACTGTGTTTGTATGTTTGACGAGTATTTAGATGAGAGAATATATAATGAAAAGATGGATGAAATATCTTATTTCAACTTTTCGGGCGGGGAGCGTAGACGGATTGACTTGGCTATGTTGTTTGCATTTATTGATATTAAGAAGATACGATCAAATATAACCACAAATATAATGCTGTTTGATGAGTTGTTTGACTCGGCGTTAGATTCTAAGGGTATTGGGGATGTGATGGACATTTTGATGGAGAAACAAAAAGAATCTGAAAAGGCAGTATATGTTATAAGCCATAGACCAGAGGCTTCACAGTATGCAACAGGGGAGATAATTCATTTAATTAAAGAAAACGGGTTCACTAGGAGAAAAACGAATGCCTAAATTCAAGAGCGTACCACAAAATCATAAACTAAAGCAGAGACCAAGTATCGAATCAAATAGATTTGGGCGCAACGTTATTGGTTCCCCGTTGGGGAGTAAATTGTATCATAGTGGAAACACGGCAAGACCAAAGAAGCTACCAAACGTAAAGAGCACAAAAGATGCAAATGCCCCAGTCCTCCCAGGCGAGGGGTTAAATCGTGCATTCAATTATTATGCAGATCATGGTGGTTGCGGGTGGTGGAGAATGATTGCGCCTGAGTTGTTATTAAATTTAGATCAAAGGGCTGTCATTAACGGCCTAACAACAATGTCTCTCGATCCAAGATTTTATAGTAATATCAAATCTGTGCGGATTCAAAGACAGGCCACCCCAATACAATTGGAGTTTGTTAAATTCTTAAAACAAAATTCACAACACCATGGGTTTAAGTTGATTTATGAGATTGATGATATCATACTAAAAGATGATATTCCACTGTATAATAGATGTCGCGCCGCATTTGAAGATAATAAAATTTATGAAAGTTCATTGGAAATGATGAAGATGTGTGATGAGATGAGTGTCACATGTGAGTACATGAAAAATTATTATATGGATAAAACTGGAAACAAGAATATCACAGTTGTCCCAAATTACCCTGCTAAGATGTGGTTTGGTGGACACTATCATCCAGATCAACTTATGAAGCAATATGATATCAATAAAAAACGCCCAAGGGTGCTGTATGCTGGTTCAGGTACGCATTTTGACGTTAACAATAAAGTTGGCCATAAAGATGATTTTCATTTGATTGTAGACACACTAATTAAAACCAGACACAAATACAAGTGGGTTTTTGTTGGTGGCTTCCCTCTAAAATGTAAACAATATATTGATAATGGGGACATGGAGTTCCATCGTTGGTTCCCATTAAAGAACCTTTGGCAGGCATATGTTTTAACTGGTGTTCAAGCTTGTTACGCACCACTGCTTAACAATACTTTTAATAAAGCTAAAAGTAATATTAAATTATTAGAACCTGCATGCTGTGGGGTTCCTGGGGTCTATCAAGATATTGTTACTTATAAAGATGCTTTGTTGAAGTTCAATACGGGCGATGATCTTATTAGTAATTTGGATCATTTATTAAAAGATGAATCTACGTATTTCAAATATAGTAAAAAATCAATGGATTATGCAAATACCATGTGGTTGGATGATCATTTGGATGAGTTTTTGGAATTATATTTCACAGATATCGGTGAACCAAGAGAGGCATTGATTCCATTAAACCCTGAGCAAAAAACAACTATTTCATATGAAAATAAACTGTTTCAATAGGAGGGATTATTTTAGAATATCAAATTCTAAAAATTTTCCGTTTGTTGTGTTGACCCAGCCATGAATTTGTATTATACTGTTATGCACTTTAGTATGACAGTTTGGGCAAATATCAACGAGGTTCCATGAGAAATCATAGTTACATACCTTACGCCCAAATATGTGGTGAGTTTCTAAAATACACACCTCATCGCATATTTGACATGGCATTGTGTAACTTTTATTTTTCTTTTTTCTTGTAATTTTTTTCATAAGGGATTTTATAAATGTACAGAAATATTTATTATAACAATAGACGAAAACAAGTTCATTTGTGGACATGGGATGAAGATGGAAATCGGATTTGTAAAACGGAGCCATTTAAGCCCTATATTATGTTGGAGCACAGTAAGGGCAGAGATGGGAAATCTATTTATGGCTCTTCATTGAAAAAACGTGAGTTTACAAATAACTCTGAACGATATGAATTTGTGAAGAGTTGCGGTATAAAGCGGTTGTTTAATAATTTGAATGTTCAACAACAGTATTTAATAGATAGATATTATGAAGAATATCAAAGTGAAAGTTTTAACCAATTTCCACTAAAAATATTCATGTTCGATATTGAGGTCTACTCCCCAGACGAATTCCCAGAGGCAGACCAAGCAAACCACCCTATCAATGTTATAACAATATATGACACATTATCTAACATGTATTATACATTTGGAACAGGCGGGGATTATTACACAGATCGTGATGACGTTAAGTATGTCAAATGTTCTGATGAAGTTGATTTGTTGAAAACCTTTACACGCTTTTGGAGAAAGGATTTTCCAGATATTGTGTGTGGGTACAATAGTGATGGTTTTGATATTCCATATTTGATGAATCGCATGGGAAAATTGCTTGGTGCTGATTATCGAAGAAAATTATCACCAGTAAACACAACATATAGTAGAATGACAAAGGTTACTAAATTTGGAAGAGACCAATATGTTGAACGATGGAAAATATGTGGCATTAGTTGTGTTGACTATATGGTTATTTATAAAAAGTTTTGTAGAAATGAGCGAGAATCATGGTCATTGGATCATATTAGTAAAATTGAATTAAATGTTGGTAAAGTTAATATAAATGAAACTAGTTTAGCCAAACTATCTTTAACAGATTGGAATACATTTGTTGATTATAATATCCAAGATGTAAATCTTCTCCGAATGTTAGAAGAGAAGTTGCATTACATGGAAATCATGCGAATGCTTGCCTATAATGGTCTTTCTCCATTCGAGTCGGCCACTGGTACAGTTTTGGTTGTTACTGGGGCTATAGCATCGTTTGCAAAGCGAAATGGGATGTATATACCAACATTTAGAGTGGAGAGAAATTATGAGAAATATGACGGTGGGTATGTTAAGGATATTGATTCGCAGTTAGTGGAAAATGTTGTGACATTCGATGCAAACAGCCTGTACCCAAACACCATTATAACACTCAATATTTCCCCAGAAACAAAACTTGGAAAGATAATCAGCAAAGATGATAATTTTTGTGAAATTGTAACTGTAAATGGAAAATCTGTTAGGTTGAAGTTGGCAGATTTTAAAAAATTTATTAAAACCAAAAATGTGTCTGTGTCATCTGCTGATGTATTATTCTCACAGACAAAAAAGGGAGTTATTCCACTATTGACCGATGAGTTGTATGCTATTCGGGTTGAAAAGAAAGATGCTATGAATGCCTTAGAGGAAAAATTGGCATTCAAGTCTGGTTCAATGAGTGCAGGTGAAATAACATCAATGAAAAGTAAAATATTGGATTTGGATAATCTGCAATATGCTTTGAAGATTTTTCTTAATAGTATGTATGGTGCTTTAGCAACACCAACATGTGCCCTGTATGATCTTGATCTGGCCGCAAGTATAACAAACACTGGGCAAACTACTATTAAAGCGGCTGGGGATATTATTGATAGATATATCAATAAAACATACGATATGGAAGGTTCTGTCGTTCATTACGGAGATACGGATTCTTGTGATTCTGAAACATTGATAAGAACCGATAGGGGGCTTTTAACTATTGAAAACTTATATGATATGTTTAATGGTGATGGGTGTGTTCATTACAACAAAAAAGAAATTTTAAAAACAAATGATTTATATTGTTTAACGTATAATGAAGAAATTAAAAAAGAAGAATATCAAAAAGTAAAAAATCTAATACGACATAAGGTTAGTAAGAAAAAATATAAAATAAAATGTAAAGATAAGTTTGTAATTGTTACAGAAGATCATAGTTGCATGGTTCTTCGTGACGGCATTTTAATTGAAACAAAACCTAAAGATATGCTATGTACTGATAAATTAATAACATATAACATGTATGAAGATACTGCCAAATAAGCGGTGTTTTTATAAATACTTATATGAAAACAAAAGTTAAATGTAGAATATGCGGAAAAGAATTTAAGAGAATAACTCACACACATCTAAAAAAAATACATAATATGAGTATTGATGAATATATGGAAACGTATAAGTTAACGTGTGAAGATATTATATCAGAAAGTTCCAGGAACAAATTGGGATATAGAAAAGATGACCTTATTAAAAAATATGGCAAAGTTGCGGGATTAAAAAAGTGGAAATCGTATTGTGATAGACAGAAAAAAACAAACACATTTGAGTATAAAAAAAATAAATATGGGTGGGATGAAAAAAAATTTAAGGAATATAATAAATCCCGTTCGTCAACATTAAAAAATTTCATACTCAGATATGGTATCGATATTGGTACAAAAAAATGGGATTCTTATTGTAAATTACAAGCATATGCTGGCTCGTCTTTAGAATACTATGTTGATAACTATGGTGAAGTTGATGGATTAAAGCGTTGGAATGCTGTGTGTGCAAAAAAAGCTATAACATTAAAAAATTGCATTATTAGGTATGGTGAGAAACTTGGAAATATTAAATGGAATGAATTTCTTGATAAAAAAGCAAAACGTGGATATTATTCTGGAATATCCCAAGAAATGTTTAATGAAATTTCCTTAAAAGTTGGTATTGACAGAGCCAAAGATTTTAGATATCATAGTCACAAATATGAATACATAATAAATTATGACAATAATATAGCATTTGTTGATTTTTTTGATTTTAAGACAAATAAAATAATAGAATTTAATGGTGATTATTGGCATGCCAATCCAAAAAAGTATAATAAAAATGATGATATTAGGGGAAAATTAGCAAGTGACATATGGTTTGCTGATGAAGAGCGAATGAAATTTATTAAAGGAAAATTTAAAAATGTACTAATTATTTGGGAAAATGATTATAAAAATAATAAAGAACTCGTTATTGATGAGTGTATTAAATTTTTGGAGAACTGATGATAGAAATATGCGATATTGAAAGTGTGGAATGTATTGGAAATTTTGAAGATGAGTATGTATACGATATTGAAATGGAAGATGATACAACTCATACTTTTTTTGGAAATGATATATTGATACATAATAGTAATCACATGTCATTAACTAAGGTTATGGCTAAAGAATCTGCACAATTCTACAATGAAGATGGCACCATTACTAAGTATGTGTATGACCGTGCAAACGAAATTAATGATTACTTGAATGATGAGATTGTTAAGTGGGGTGTTGCTACATTGAATAGTGCCGATCCTCGATTTTATTTTAAGCGTGAGGCCATTTGTCCCATGGTTTTATATCAGAAGAAAAAGCATTATGTCATGCATATTAAAGATAAGGGTGAACGAAACCCAATCCCATGTGATAAAATCAAACCTGTCGGGATTGCTCTTGTTAAGAGCACATTATCAGAAGAGTCTAAAGTATTAATTAAAAAAATTGTTAAAATTATTTTTAATACTAGAGATCGTGTTAAAACCAACTCATTTCTTAGAAAAGTGTACAGTGAGTTTAAGGACTTTGATGTATTTCAAATTGCTGTTAGGAGTAATATTAACAACTTAGAAGAATATACATCAAAATCTGACGGGATTATAACCCCGAAGGGTTGTCCTATACATGTTAAGTCTGCAATTTATTATAATTATTTGTTGGCCGAATTTGGGTTGACTGCTAAATATAACAAAATTAAAAGTGGCATAAAAATAAAGTATGTATATGTGATGCCAAATAAGTATAATATCAAATCTATAGCATTTATTGACACATTCCCCAAAGAATTTGAGGCTGTGTTGACCCCAGATTATGGTGTTATGTTTGAGAAGATTGTTAAGAAGCCAATCAAAGCTTTGTATGATTGTGCTAAGTGGAACATCATTGATGTTAAGAATGAAGTACACACAGATTTGCTGGATTTCTTTTCTAACGATTAAAAGTTGACTTGATAGAAAAGTGTGGTAAATTATTAAAGAACTAATAAACAAATAGGAGTAGTTATGGGAGACGAAGTAGTTATGGACGAAAAAGTAGTGTTGGAAGATAAAATTGTAGCATTTTTTGATTCAGTTCAACGAACTGTTATTGGTATTAATGCTGGTGAAGATGATGTTAATTTGAAAGTGGAAAATCCTGTTGTGGTTGATCCAATCCCATCCCAAGATGGTAATGGTATGGCACTTCGATTGTTGCCTGTGTTTTTCCGTGAATTTATGTCTGACCCATCAAATGATATTGTTGTAAATTACAATAAAAGTCAGATTTCCATTGTTGATCCATTCAAAATGGGTTGGGATGAAAAATTGATTACACATTTCAAAAATGCTGGCGAACAACAAGCACAACCAGTTACACAGCCACAAGCACCACAAGCACCTACAAGTGAAGTGCCTGATGCAAATGTTGTAAACTTATTTGATGAGGACTAAAAGTAATGGATGCCAAAAAATTCAATAGCATGTTTGCAAATGTTAATAAACTAAACCCAGATGGTGCATTATTATCTGAAAATTCTTTATCACTCGTTGATGGTTATATTAGTACTGGTTCTATGGTGCTCAATGCAATCTGTAGTGGTTCTTTGTTTGGCGGTATTCCGAAAGGTAGAATCGTTGGACTTAGTGGCCCTAGTGGATGTGGTAAAACTTTGATGGTAAACAAAATTATTGCAAATTTTCAGAAAGAAAATAAAAACCATTGGGCATTAGTTTGGGATTCAGAAATAGCAGAGGATGCCAAGTCTGCTTCGAGTGTTGGTGCTGATCCTGAAAGGATTCAACACTACCCAATCGATTCTGTTCCAAATATGAAGATTCAAATAATGTCTGCTCTAAATACCATCATTGAAAATGGTAAAGAGGGGGAGTTCATTATTGCTATTGATTCACTTGGAAACCTTAGCGGTGGAAAAGAAATGTCAGACGCAGAAAATGGCAAATCTGTGGCTGACATGGGCACCAGAGCGAAAGAAATTAAATCAATGTTGCGAACATTGACATATAAAGCGGCTAGAGCAAAAACATCAATCGTGTTTACAAACCATATTTATGGGAACCCTGCCGCTTTATATGAATCTATTAAAAAACAAACTAGTGGTGGCAAGGGGCCAGAATACTTGGCATCGTTGCTTATTCAGTTTTCTCATAAATTTGAGAAACATGATGAAACCGATTCTAAGGATAAGATTAACGTTGGTGCCAAAAAGTACAGTGGACTTACTTTGCATGCGTTGACAGTTAAGAATAGGTTCATTCCACAGTTTTTAACTGCCGATTTGTACTTAAATTGGAAAACTGGATTCAACAGCTTTAGTGGATTGTTTGAATTGGCCAAACAATTTGGTATTATTGAAGGTAATAGGACATATTCGTTTGAAGGTAAAAAATTGGGGTTTTACAAGGATTGGAAAAACGATAAAGATGTTTGGAAAATGTTAATCCCCAAATTAGAAGCTAAGATTAAATCTGAATGGCAATACAGCAATGAGGATTTGTCAGAATTGGAAGATTTAAGTGATTATAATACAAATTCGGATGAAAAGGAATAAATAGTATGAATTGGGTTGCGTTAGTTGGTGATAATGGGCAGGAATTAAGTGACACTTGCAATAAAATGAATAAATGGCCAGATAAAATAATATGGTGCTCAAACACAAAGGATATTTATTTTGCGGGGCTGTGTGTCGATCTTAAAAAGAAGCTATATAATTGTAAGGACATTTGGTTCTATAAATTAAATAATAGATTTAATGATAATGAACTTGTTCGCATGTTATACCCCAGTCGGTTGATAACTAAGCACAGTTTTGACCGTGGCATACCATCTAAAGTGTTAGATAAGTATAGTGTAACAAAATGTGTGGTTGGGGATAATGATAAATATGATTTGCCAGTAGAAAACCTTTCAGAAAAAAGTGAGGTTATTGTTCGGGTTATGTGTGAGAATACAAATGAAGTTGGCATCTTAAAGGAATACAAGTTAGATGTTGAACATGTTAGCGAAGATGGTGCCGTTAAAAAGATGTGTGACAGTGTTGTGGCCCGTCTGCTTTCGGAGATTGTCTAATGGGTAAAATTACGCTTGAAAATGTAAAAGATAAAGATGCTATTGTTGAAATGCTCACACAAAATGGGCATGGAGACAAAGTAATCATATCTATGGTTGATATTGATGATTTTTTTAAGTGTGACATTTTAATAAATAATATACTTGAAAGTTTTATTTGCTCATTAGAAGAATTTAATAGTAATACCATATCTGCTGATGAGATGAAATTATACCATGGAGTCTTTGCAAACTTCTTGCAATATATAAAATGTTTTGTTATACTACGAGATAACGAGAATGAATGTGTCAATAGATATGAAGATTTGTTAAAACAATATAAATTACCGCATGTTGTATTAAATACGGATGATGAGGATTTTGACTCAAATCTATTGCAAATTATAAAAATCACACTATAGAATTATGAAATATGGAACGAAAAAAATTAGACTTCGGGTACTTAGAGTATGTCATAGCCTATAATTGTTTTAAAAATGAAAATTATCTTTTATCTGTTATAGATAATTTTGATCTTAAATTTGTGGCTAACAGGGACATTAGGTGCATTCTTGAGTTGGTATTTGACCATTTCAAAAAAACTGGGAAGATACCCAAATTTACAGAAATAAAAATTTATCTACATGATGTTGCGTTAAAAAAATCATTTAAGATAGTAATAAATAAATTCAAGCAATTGGATAGTGAGTATGATGTTGGGGAGTTGCTAAAATTAACCGAGCAGTATATTCAAGAAAAATTGTTGTATAATGCCTTAGAGAAAACCGCTGAACAGTTCTCTTCAAAAAATGAGTCCGTAGACATAACAAAAACTTACGGTTTATTTGAGAAGGTGTATAATTTAAGTCTTATAGATGATATGGGATACGAGTATTTCGATGAAATCGACAAGCATATTGAATACTTACAAACATCTGATAAGAAAATTTCAACTGGATACGAGTGGTTAGATAACGCATTAGATGGTGGTTGGTCACAACTCGGCAAGGCAATATATTTAATAGTTGGTGCCACCAATTCTGGTAAATCAATAATGCTTGGCAATTTTGCAACAAATTTGGTGAAGCAGAATAAAAAAGTGTTATTGATATCCTTAGAAATGTCTGAAATGGTGTATTCTAAAAGAATAAGTAGTCAACTCTCAAAGATAAAAATAAGAAATTTGCGCGATGATAGTGATGTGTTGAAGGATTATGTCACAACCTTCAAAGAACAAAACAAAGACGCCAAATTATTTATTAAAGAGTTTCCAACAAAGGGTGTTAGTGTAAATCAGATTAAAGCATATATTAAACGTCTAATGATTAAAGAGAAAATAGAATTTGATGCCATAATCATAGATTACTTGAATATCATTAATGAGATTAGTGAACGGGATACACACGAACAGCTACAACGTATTGCAGAGCAATTACGGGCACTTACATATTACTTCAATGCTACTATCATATCAGCCGCGCAATTAAACCGTGAGGGGTATCAAAAGGGCAAATCGGGCGGGTTGCATAATAC